CCGCGAGAGGCAAGAGTTTGGTGCCGGTAACCGTTGGATGGCGTACAACGCCATTCAGGGTGCTGAGCAGCACAGGATCAATGGCCGTGCCAAGGGCGGATTGTATGATCCGATGAAGGCGATGGAGAAGGCTATTGATAGCAAGACTCCGTTGGCAGAGCAGGCAATTGCCCTGCTGACGGCTTAAACCAAATAAGAAAAGGAGAAACAATCCATGTATGTATGGACACGCAAGGAAATAGCGGAAGCATTCGGGGTATCGTTGGCTACCCCAACCTGTTGGATCCGCAACTGGGGTCCCGAAACGGAACACCCGTTTCCCGAGCCGATAGCGCGACTACACAAACTGCCGCAGCCTTCGGGCCGACCGCAGTTGGTGTTTGATCCGGGTGCGGTGCAGGTGTGGTGGGCCGGCCTACCGGAGGCCAAGCATCGGAGGATGTCGCAGGCTCAGACTGGGGTGAAGCGGCCACGCAAGGGGGCGCAACCAGTCGGCCTATCAGTATCCATCCAAGAACTGGAGGATTCCACAGCGTCACTGGTAGCCACCCTGAAGGAGTTGGAGGCCAAACGACTGGGGGTACATCGTGGCTGAACAGCCCCGCGTGGGAGAAATGATCGTCTACAGGACGTTCTCAGGAATGTGGCGCTCCGTGAGGGTGACTGCTGTATATGAGACTGTCAAGAACGGTCAACCCGGTTTCGATGGGGTGGATCGTGACGGCAACTCGTTCTGGGGTTACAACGATCAAATAATCCCCGAAGAGGATGCGTACGCTTGGATCGTGAAGGCGAACGTGCCGTGACGTGGAAGACGATCAAGACTCAGTGTCGCGGTTGCCCGAGAATAACTCGTACAAACGTAGACGAGATGAAACTGGAGATGTTCATGCAGCGTCTGAAGCCAGTACAAACCTTGTTTCCCAAGCATAACGCCGACGAACGCGAGGCAATCATGGGTCATCGTAGCGGCTACTATCTGTGTCCGATATGCTGGCCCGAAGACGAGGAGGACGAATGAGCATAACACCGGTGGGTCCCGACTGGACCTTTACACGCAAACAACTGCTCGCCCTGCGCAACGCTGAAGCACAACGGCTGCGCGAAGAGTGGGCAGAGAAAGAGAAGAACGATGATGATAAGTCTGAGTAATGGGGCTGTACCCCTAGTATGGCATGTTGCCGAAGGCTACGACGACGGGCTACGACCGTTTATCGGCCGGGTGCTGGCCTACCTGAGACACAACGAACTACACCCCTACGTCGTCTGGAGCATGGCTTCGGACGACGGGGCGTCGTTTGACTGTGAAACGGGCGACTACTGTGATACCATAGGACAAGCCGAAGAGATCTTTGCCCGCAGGGCACAGACCGTTCCCCGCAGGAGCGGAGTAACCAACCAAGGAGAAAACAGCAATGGCTAAGATACTGGAAGTACTACCCCCCCAGATCCGCAAAGGTCGGGAGGAGCAGTACCCGTGGGCTGACTGGTTCGACGGTCAGGCACGGCTACTGGAAAATGGCATCGACTATGATGCCGAGACTATTAGCATGAAGTCTTGCGCCTACGCTGCCGCACGGCGGCACGGCGTGAAGATTGCATTGCGCACAGTCGGCAACGATCTGGCCCTACAGGCTCTGTAGACCGGATCTAGCACAGGTCGTGGGGGGTCGGGGAGTTCCTCCTTTCACCCCGGCCCCCCACACACTGAGAGGAGACAAATGGCAAGTAACGAACAGTTAGAACAGGAAATAGCCGATCTGAAAGTCGCCGTTCAGGGGATGTTCGGAATGCTCAAACATCTCACCGTCGAAATCGGTGATTTCTCACATACTTTGTCCGAAGTTGGTTCCCAGTTTATGACAAGAATGGGTTTCATTTGGGAGTCTTTAGGGGGCAAAGTTGTTGAGGAAAACGAACCGGATTCCGACAAAGAACCCGACGAAGAACCCGGGGCCGAAGTAATCCCGCTCAGACCCCGTGACAGCGAGGAGCCTGCCGACGCCTGACCGGCTGTAGCAGCCCATGGCATGGCATGGAGTGTTTTGGCTAGTACATGCCATGTCATGCCATGGGGGGGTCCACCACCCGTATCCACCGACATGCTAGGATCGAATCATGCAACCAACCGATGACCGAATCGTTCTCCGCCAATCATGGCTGGGGGAACTGTCAATGTGTCCCGAAAGGGCACGCCAGTCCATGCTGGGAATCTCCCAAGACACCCAGTCCACGTCCACCATGCTGGGGACCGCCGTCCACTACGGCATCGAACAATGCCTGATCGAAGTGATGGAAACCGGGAAGCCTCTGACAAAGGCTAAGACCGTTTCGACGGCAACGAAATACTGGGACGACCACCGTGACGAGATCGTCCGCTGGAACCACAAGGAAGACGAGCCGGTAGAAATCATCAAGGCCAACGCTGGCGTGTGGTGGGACGAAGTACGAGAGAACGTGCGCCCTACAGCCGTGGAGTGGACGTTCGAGTTGCCGTTGGTGGTGGATCACAAGCCGGAGATCTGGCTCAAGGGAACCATCGACTGCGTGCAGGAGTTCCCGCAACCGATCTTGGATTGGAAGAACCCGGGACGCAAGCCATCCTCTGAGTGGGAGAAGAAGCGTTGGTCGGTGCAGGCTGCAGCGTACACTTGGGCGGTCGCAACGCAGGCCGACAACGGGCTGACCGAGCCGTTGGGATTCCAGTTCGTGCATCTCGTCAAAGGAACGGTGCACACAACTCTCGTAGATTTCGGACCTGCGGAGTGGGCCAGTCTGGTTGCGCTGGCTCGCTCTGCGGGCACACTCATTGCCGCTGACCTACCAGTGTGGCCGCTCAACATGACCGGCTGGCATTGCGCACCCAAATGGTGCGGGGCATGGTCTACATGCCGCGGTAGGTTTGCGGGACCAGATCCATGGAACCAACTATAGAAAGGTAGACCCATGGCAGCAGCAACAACAGCAAAGAAAGCAGAGAACAGCATTACGGTATTCCGTAGGCAGGTCATTCAGACGGGGAGTTACGAACCCGCTGAGGCGTCCTGTTCGGTGACAATCACCGTGGATACCGACACGTCGGAAGAGGAGGTTGCGGACCTGATTACCCGTTGGGGGTCGGTGCTGGAACTGTCCAACTACGAGGCGTTGGGAGTCGGCTACGAGATAGCGGAGGATGGCACCGTAGCGATGCTTGAGAAAAGCATTCCCGGGGCTAGTGCGAGTGGACCCCCAGCCGTGGCCCCGGCCCCGGCTGCATCCCCGGCCCCTGCCGGTGGCGGAGGCGGAAGCCTTGAGGAAATCTGGCGCAACCTGATGGACAACAAGTCCGACTGGTGGGATCCGAACTGGTCAAAGAAGATGGACCCCAACTCCAACTTCAACAAGAAGGGGCCGGACTACAAGCGCCGGTCTGACGGCAAGGGACTGTGGTTGACGAAGCAGGACGGCTCCGTGCTGGTCCCCGGCTGGTTCGTCTGCCCGTTCACGGGTAAGACCGCAGCCGATCTAGCGTCCATCGGGGCACAGATCCGGGCCTGACAATGGCCGACATCCTCACAGAGGATGAGGTGGCACGTCGCCTCGCCGCAGCCCAAACCGATGGGGCTGACGGCGGGGCGGCAGGCCGTCCTCCGCAACCAAACAGGTGGTCGCTGACCACCACAGTCGTAGACAACCTGATCGGGTTCATCCGCAACCCGGCAGAACGGTGGTATCTAGGGTTCCCAGAGATCGACCTAGCGACCCGTGGCATCGGCAAGGGTGAAGTGTTGATGGTGGTGGGGCGATCCCACACCGGCAAGTCCCAGATGCTGTTGAACAGCATGGTCACCAATCTGGTGAACGACCCGTCAGCACACGTCGTGATCTTCTCCATGGACGAACCGCGTGAACTCGTGGCAATGAAGATCTTCTGTCTGCTGCAGGGACGCTCGTCCACCGATGTAGAGGAATCAATCAAGGCGGGCGATGAGGTCACGTTGCAGGCTCTGCGTGACACAGCCAAGGACGAGATGTCCCGCGTCGCCATCGTGGACGAGTCGCTCACGTTGGACATGATGGCCGAAACAATGGACGAGGTGCGGGAATGGTGGGGGTGCAACCCGTCGTTCTGCATGATCGACTATCTGGAACTGCTGCCGGGTGGCGAGTCCGACGCCACGGGTGTGACCTCAAAGGCTCAAGCGGTGAAGCGTTGGGCCAAGACGCAGCGGGTACCCATCGGGCTGGTGCATCAGGCTGGGCGTGGTGCATCTTCCCCCGGGTACTCTGCCGGTATCTATGCCGGAAGGTACGGTGGCGAACAGGAAGCGATCTTCGTCATTGAGGTGTACCGGAAGAAGGACCGGCAAACCCTGTCGGACTGGGAGCAGCGGTACCACGAGAACAGCATCAACCTGAATGTGTGCAAGAACAAGCGTACGGCACGGATGGTGGATCAGACGTACTATCTGGACCCGGCGTGCGGGCACATTCATCCGTACTGGGAGGAGTTGATTCCCGGTGGGGGAGGGTAGGTCCATGTGCTGGAAGTACGACAAGCGTGGCGTCCCCCACCTGAAAGACCACAAGTGGGTGAAGGTCGAAACACCCGACCAGTGGGAATGGGAGGAGTGTCGTGGATGCGGCCAGCACCGTAGACAGGGATGAGGTAGCCAACGACTTC